GTTTACCGCCCTGCACTGTCTTAAACATGCTATTTGCTATCTGCTGGCTATTCAGCGTGGCATCGGCAAAAACGTTCATTGCGGAGGTTACCGTTTTGGCTGCTTCGGACGTTGAGGATAGCCCCGCCATTGCCAGCTTACCTGAGCTTTCGAGCACTCCAAATGCCTGATCTATGCCATTGCCCGCCGCGATACCATCGCTGCGTATTTGATAAAGTGCGCTTGTGAGGTCTTCTATTGGCTTGGCGATCTTGTGGCTCATTTCGAGTACACTATCGCCCATCATCGTCATGCTTTCCTTTGCAGTATCTACCAGCGTAGCTACGTTACCCATGGCTTTCTCGAACTTGACGGCCTCCCTGGTTGCCGCACCTAGCGGTAACAATATTGCCGCCCCGATCATTCCGGCGCTTGTCGCTAACTCCATGGCTGCCGTACTCGTAGCCTTTAGCGACCTTGCCAAGCCGAGCCCCGCGGCCCCGCCTACGGTAGTAAGCCCAACCATTGCGGCCTGCATGCGATTAACCGGCCCTGTGAGCCTGTCAACTGCCGAGAATATGGTTGGAATTACAAGCGTTGCCATCTACTATTTTTTAGGCGTTATTTTCTTTAAGTGATCGTACCAAAACAAAAGCCCATGCAAATCTTCTCTATCAAGAAGAAGCCCGCCAACTGTGGCGGGCGTCCATTTAAAGTGCTCTGTTATTGCTATAATTATATCGTCAATTATCCGCTCTTCCTCTACAAAAAAAACGTGGTGATTGCCTCGCAGGTTTCTTTATCGGACGGCTCCAAGCTGTTTATTTGCGTTGTTAGCAATCCGGTGTATGCTTGCGTATAGACCATCACGTGAGTTGCGGTATTCGCCGATTTTAAATTCGATATTGCGCTGTTAATCGTAGTGGGTTCCACCCTTGCTTTGTAATTTATTTCTGTCAGGCTGCCCACCGGCACATCAAGAGTTTGCCTGATGCTACCATCTTCGGCAATCGAAACAAAACCAAGCGTAATCGCCTCGACTACATTTTTTATGCTCAGCGCGAGCGCTTCCCTACGCAGCGGCTTTATCCTTTTTTTATCCAAAAGGGCGGATACTTCTTTTTCTGCCGTTGCCTTATCTACCTTTTCTTCCCACATAAAAACTATTGTTTTGTGAAGCCCAAACCGCTCACTAATTTGAATGAAAATGTTGATGTTTTGCCGCTTAGCTTCACTTCGCCAACTATGGTGCCTGTGCCGGAATAAACCTCGCCATTGCTATTGGCAAAGGTTATAACGCTCTCCTGCAAACTGTTTTGAACGGCCTGCGCATGCTCAAATTCGGGACTAGCCGAGCCCATATCATTTGATACCACGGCTTCAAGGCTGCCGACCACTCTTTTTTTGCTGAGAATGAGCCTGCCGAATCCATCCACGGCCCCGTTATCTTCGTTTTGGTAGCCGCCCAATATATAGGAACTATCCTCGCCGTTTAATCCGCCGTAGACCATTAGCCCCGCATCGGGATTGTTTATTGAAAGCTCCTGTAAGTCGCCGCCGTTGAGTGCTGCCATTGCTATAATTATTTATTATTGACCGTAAAGAAATCCCGCCCTGTTTGTTGTAGCGGATATTCTCACCACGCCTGAAGACTTCGTATCTAATTCTGTATCGAACCTGTCGGGGTTGTTCGCATTTATCGTAACAACAACGCTCTTTTTACTGAAATCGCCATCAACCAAAATGCCATCACGAACTGCGCCATCTATAAGGTCACGAACTTCAGCGGCCCACATTTTCGGCTTCATTACATTTGGAGCGGTAACAACATCGGTATCTTTAGCAATGGTTTTGCCTACCAACTTTTGCTGCTCCCGAAGATGGTAACGGAATTTGTAATTGAACTGCTTGTTAAGGATAGATACCCAGCGATAAAAAGGCGGATATTCGCCATCGGGATTATATGTCGTAACAAGGTCTTTTATTACATAAACACCGCTCACAAAATCAACCGTACTGCAGCCGAGCTTTACATAAGCCTCGCGGGTGCTCTGCGTGTTCATGGCCGGTATGCTTCCGGCTGGGGGCGCTGGCATATCGGGGTATGAAAGGCCGATAACATCGCTTTGCGGTGAATTTTGGAACACGTTTGCCAGTATGAACGCCACGTTTGCGGCGGCTTCTATTGGTAGTCCTGAAGACAATGGCGCAACACACGGAACTATTGTAACATTGTTTGGCCTAACGCCAGCGCCTGTTATTGATGTTGGGTTGTCCAAGGTTGTGCCGCTCAATGCCCACATGGGGCGCATGATGGGGCCTGCGAACTGGCCTGTAGGGGTTGTCGGGTCAGGTATGCCGTTGTATGTTTCCAGTTCAACCATTGTAGCTGAAACGAGGCCATATCCATTAATAACGATGGTATTCCATGCGTTGTTAAATAGGGCAAGTCCGTTGCCTGTGCCTGTAACGCTTGGGGTGCCTGCGCCAGCTGTTGTATTAACTACGGCATATGTAGTGCCTAGCGAAGTGCTGCCGAGATCAACCGAAATATTAATGTCATTGCTGGTTAAGCCCGTCCATTTTGCCGTGGCTATAAATGTCGCTGTCCCGGTTCCAGTAACAGGGCAACCAAGAACCGCAGCAATTGCGGCCCTGAATTTGTCGCAAATAACGGTTGGCGTATCGCCAGATGCTATGTTGATAGCGTAGCTTCCGCCATCCAGAGTTTGGCGGCCGTCGATGGTGAGATATATTGTTCCTGATGCGCTCGCTGTTCCTGTCGGGGTAATCGTAATTACCTTGGCGACCGCTCCGCCTGCCGCAGCCTGAGGGTAAACAGTAACGGGTATTGTTACACCTTGTCCGGTAGATGGGAATAAAATGCGGGCTGCGGTGTAAATTGGCGAACCATACCCGTAAAGTGTTGCAGCCTGCTTTGCGCTCGTGATCTGCGCCGGCAAAAGCGATAGCGCCGACTGATTGGCTGTATTAGCCTCTGCCAGTATCGAAATGTTTTGCGGAAGATTCGGAGAATTTGGGTTAAAATACCCTTTTGCAAGCAGGTAGCCCACTACGGTAGAAACTGCATTTTGCGACACTGCATTACTTGGCATGGCTTTATTTTCATGCAAAGTATTTAGATGCCGCTCCTTGTCTCCGTTTTAGAACTAAATAGAACTATTTAATTAGGTTGTAACGTAGTTGACGTAATCTACTAAAGTAAACTCCTTTTCGCCCAACTCCTTGCCTGTGGTTTTGATAATCACTTCGAGCATTGCCATGTGATAAATGCGAACGTCCCACATGTGATTTTGCACTGTAGTTGTTTTTTTCACCCACCTGAATAGTTTACCGCCCTTGCTATCCTCAACTAAAGTTCGGTGCTCGCTTTCGTAGTGTTCAAAGTAATTCTCATACTCATATAGCCCATTTTCGGAAAGCGGGAAATTCATATAGTATGGCGGCTGGGTTGTTTCGCCATCCTTCCACTTCAGCAGCATATTATGGGCTGCCTTGTCTTTAAATAGCCCCACCTGAAGCCAATAAACATCGTTGCGGGCTTTCCCTTGTTCAAACAATGAAAGGTTTGTGCCGTATGCTAAGTATTTATCCTCTTTGTTGCCCCGCACCCCCACGCATGGATTGCCCGGGTATCTGCCGATAGTCCAATCTATAAAAGGCAGTATATATTCCGACATGTGGCCAACGTCCACGCATGGTTTATTAGCCTGATAGACCAGCCCGCTTTGCCCAACCCACCACGTTCGCATAATCCGATCTAGTTCCGCCCATACGCTGTTTTCTTTCCCGTGCTCATATGTCATGTGTACCCGGTCGCGCTTATTGTTACCCTCTCTCGAAATGAAAGTACCTACGCTGCCATGCTGAACACTATACGATGCGCCATTTTCAGCCCATGCCACTACCTCCCAATCTATACGGGCATCATCCACAACTCCGTTACCGTCGCAGGCAAAGGTTACCAGCACGATTTTGCCGTTGCCGTCTGCTATGCTCATTTTGTCGGGTATTGTCCCGATTTTATATGAGCGCTTGTTTTTCATTATCTCTGTGGCTTTAGGGCTTTCCGCTGGGGCCTCGTACGTTTCGCCATAGCAGGTATTTTGCAGCACCTGCGCTTTATACTCGTTTCGGGGCTGCCCTTTGGGGTTAGCTTCAATTTCCTTGCCCATGTAGTAAGCCCAATTGAACATGCTTACGGGAGCATATAGGCTGGAAATGCGGTAACTGTAGTAATCTTTTGAAATTGGTATGCCGGTGGGAATCCACTGCGCCTCCCTGATTAGTTTCTGCTTGTTTTTGTCGGTAAAGAACCCGGCACACTTGTAGCAAATGTACCCAACGGATTTTTCTATTAACTGCCCGTGATTATTTACTTCAAAGTGCATGCCACCTTGCCCTGCGGCTATCTCTGTTTCAATGAGCGGGTTAATTATTTCGCCCTCGGCTACCGATTTTTTAAATATTATTGGTTGGTGGCAGCATGGGCAGTTAACAAAATAATACCGCCGGTCGCCATTCAAAAAAGCCGGCTCGATATTAGATGTTCCCTTTAACAGCGGGGTGCTAATCATCATTAGCTTATAGGTGTTGGCATTTGAGGCGGCCCGCATCTGCATAAGATCCAAAAGGTTGCCGCCATCCTTGCTTACCCCCTTCATGGAATCAAAGTCATCCAAGAAAATGTTGTCCAAATCCACCTGCGCAACGTCTTTTGAATCCGTTATGCAGGTCAATCGGGCATAACCACCGGGGAAATACTTCATTTCGTCAGTGTCACCCGATTTATTGTTTTTTGCCCTGTTGACCGTGTATTTTGCCACCAAGTCCTGTAATTTGGCCCCCTGGATCATTAAATCCAGTTTTTCACCTGCTGGCTTGATTAATCCGGGCTTTCCGACTGATAAGTAAGTATTGCCGGGGTTTTCGGCCATTATATAACCCAAAGCCGGCATAATCACCCCTGAACTAAAGGTAATCTGGCTGCCCTTCATTACTGCAATCTTACGGGCTGGGTGGTTTGGGCTTAAAGTATCTATTATTTCACGGCAATATGGGTTGAAATCGTAGCTTAACCGGCCCTTGCCGCCCGGAATGATTATGTTTTTCTCCGCCCACTCGGACGGCTTTATATCTGATAATTGTGGATTTTTGGCAAATATTTGGGCGAATTGAGGTAAAAAGCCGAGCAGGTTGTTATCTGTAAACATTATGCTTTTTTAAGTGAGAATTGCGACAGAATGTTTTCTAGATTATTGCTGAAGTCTAAAGAGCTGGCAGTCATAGCATCATTTAGCAGCTTAGTATTGTTGCCCCTGTAAAAAGCCAAGTCTTCAGATTCTAATTCATACTTGTGCCCGATCTCAACCAGCGCTTTTTCAAATGCTATTTTCGCCTGAGTGAGCCAATATTGTTTGAGCTGGTAGACAATGGTAGCGATTGGCGCTGATGGAATAACCTCGCCTTTCATTTTGGCGATCTCCATATCCCGAATCTCAACATCTTTCTGATTCTTCAGGGCTCGGGCATGCTGGTATACTTTCTCGCTCTTTGTGAGCGTCATTAACCCATCTTTCCCCAATACAATAGCCTCAGTATCGCTTTCCTCGTCTTCCTCGTCCGGTTCGCTCGGTGCGGCTTTTTTTGATGGTTTGCTCTTGGGGGTAGGTGAGGGCGGTGGATTGTCGGCCCTGCCCTTATTCTTAGCCAAATAAGCGGCATTTACCTCATTAAAGGTATCTATGCACCCATCGGCGGTTTTAACCACCTTGCTGCGCCCTGCATCCCTGTGGATGTTCTTAGGGGGAACGCCGGTCATTGCGGAAAATTCTTTGACGGTTACTTTTGGCATTTAAGGCTGTGTATAAAATTAGCGGCCTGTTGTTCTGGCGAAATGCGGGACGGCCCCAAATCTCTTACCGCTTCATAGAATCTTTCTAAAGAAACGCCTATAGGTAAATTGATGCTTATATTTACCGAACCGACCGGCATTTGCCACATTCCCGCAAAAGTAAGGGTTGCTTCATCCGGCGATGGTATGCGGGTTTCGTTGATTTCGGAGAAAATATCTTCGCCAACAATTTCGCCGCCCGTTTCCCATGCGGATTGGGTGCCATTGGTAATGTACTTTACTACACGCCATCCAGCCCGCATGGTTCCGTTTTTCCTAGTTTCATCGGTTGGCTCCGTTTCTTTTACTTCCACCCAATAATAGCCCGCTTGTCGTGTTGTGTTGCTCATAGGTCTTTAAGTTTTTCAGGGGATTCGTGTAAGAAGTAGCCGATTGTCGGGTCAATGATGCGGTTTGAAATACCAATAGATGCGCCTTTTTTCATGGCAACCCATTTCACTGTCTCCACATTGGGCATAGAAAGCACAGGTAAGGCCACATAGTAATTTTCGAGCAAATGACGGTCAAAACCCATTCCTTTTTTGATGTGGAAGACTTCGGGTAATTGGGTATGTCTGATTATTGGGCGCTCATCTATTTCGGCGAATGCAGAATCGGGCAATTGAGAAACGATGCCATTGCCCATATCGTGCCATTCTATGCCATCAAAGTATGATATTGCGTCAAGGTAAGTACATTCGCCATCATCTTTTAATTTAGTCCAGTAGTAGCCCTTGTTACGGTTTGCATTGCTCATGTAGTAATCTGATTTACACCAAACAACCATTTGGAGTATAAAGGTAGCAATAATACTCCAAAAACATACTCCATGAATTGAAAAATTTGATACAGGTATAGGCTCGCGTCCTT